CTTTTTCAGCCTCGGCCGGTGCATCTACCGGGGTTTCCTCCGGTGTATTTTCTGGGGCTGTAGTCACAGCTTCCTCGCTTTCGGTTTCTGTTTCGGTTTCGATCTCTACGATAGTCGTAGAAATAGTTGTAGTTTTTTCCTTTGTGCTAGTTGCAGCTTCGAGCGCGGCTCGTGCCGCTGCAATATCAGTTACGGATGCGCTAGAAAAGGCAGCGCTCTCGACGAGCGATACCTCTTTGAGGACCGCCGCCGTAACGAGCAGGTAGTCACCCATTGGCTTAGAGGCGGTTACATCCACCCCTACGGATAAGCCGGAAACTAGGTTCTCCTGCGCTAATACGAGTGCATCTTGTCCTCGAGTGCTACTCGAAAGCTTAAACGATCCGTACACGCCCTCTGTTGAGTCACTAAAACTAATAGCGCGACCTACGGGCTTATCCTGTTGATGCTGCATAAGTAATTTGATTTTTGTAGCTTCGGCATAAGTAATCGAGCCTCGCTCAAACATAACAGGCCCGGCGGATGTGTGTCCTATCTCGCCATATGGTGCAACGAGTCCAGATACGATCCGGCGCTCTGTGTCTGCGGCTTGGATTTCCTGACTAAACGTTAGTAGCACTTGCATCTCCCAGCGGTGTTAGTTGCTCCATAGAGCGAGCTTGCTCTACTGAAATTAAATTTAGGTTTAACATTTTTTCGATAATATCTAAACGATCTTTAGCATCAACGCGCAAAAAGGTATCGTCTACCGCGAAACGCACTTGATTTTGGCTATTAGTTATGTCGTTCATTGATAGACGATCCTCGATTGCAGAGATGTAAGGCTGCAAAGAATAAGCGACAAACTCTTTACGTCCGTCTAAAATATTTTGATATGTCATTGAGTTATTCATATCGGCAGAAATGTAATAGGCCGGCACGTTCATAGCGCGAGCGATTTCAGTCGCTAAGTATTGTGATGCTTCGTTATACATCATATCGCGAGGACTAAAGCCAATATTTTCTGCGGTCAAAGTTGAGGTTAAATATGCCGTACTACGATTTTTTCTTGCAGAATTCCAGCCAGCTAACAAACCTTGGATCTGTGTCTCAGGTAAATCGGCTCCGTTATTTTTTAGGATAGTAGTAGCCATTGGCGTAGCAGCACTAACAGATGCAGCTCTTTGTATGTCCCAAGCTGCTTTAATAGTCGTGCCTGCGGTTTGTAATACTCCAGGAATTAACGATTGGAAAGTAACAAGCGATCCGATACCGCCCATAGGTACAAGTTGACCATCTACAAAATAATCTTTAACCTCTGTACCGTATTGGTTAGTCGTAAAGGTAACGCGATTATTAGCGACCCACTCAAATCCGGATGGCCTTCCGTCATCGGCGTATAAAGATGTAACGCGCCAATATGCAACCGAGTAAAAAATTAAACTATCTACAGTTGCGGCAATAGTTACGCTTCGAGGTTGGCGCTGATCCGGTTGCTCTAACCAAACTGGAGATCCTAATTTTTCGCCTGTAGATTTTTTATATAATGCTAAATCGATCGATGAGATTACTCCGGCTACTAGGTTTCTACAGCGGCTAACACTCGCTACCTGTAAAGCAAAGTTACGATCAATACCTATGCCGTTATTTCCAAAAGCGCTATTAGTATTAAATGATCCGTAACCGTAAGTAGTATCCATTACCGCCGGGGCATACTGAGCCTCTACTGTCTGCTTTTCAGCTGACTTAAAACCAAGCGTTTGTAATAGTCCCATAGTCTCCATTTTCCCATAATGTCAAGCATAAGTACGGCTTTATGCCGCGTGTCTAAACGTAAACTTTAGCCTCGGCCATTGGTTGATTAAGGATATGTACAACCATCGATAAACCGATAGCGATGTCTACAGGTCCAGCCGATTTACGCCGGACGATACGCCAACTATCCGGTGACTCTTTTGCGGCGCAGTTTCCCATATGAGTAACGAGTGCATCTTGCCCCGAGTGTACGAGTCTCTTATTGGCCAGACTTTCGTATAAGTCTCCTGAGGCCTGATAACCCTTTTGCCCTGAAATATCGATCGTTTGTATTCCATTAACCTCGATGCGTTTGGCGATTGAGGCAGTCGTGTACTTGTCGTAAGCGACCTGCCGTGGATAGTAAATTTTGCACCATTTGGCAATAGCGTTAGCTACGAATAACTCATCGATAGATACGTCCGAGTGAAAAGTCTCAAGGACTGCCACACCGATACGACCATCGGGGAGTACTTGGCCCATAACGAGCGAACCGTCTCTACGACTCGGGCTAACATCAAAGGCAAAGATAGTAAGAGGCCCGGGTACTAGCTTGAGATCCTTATCGCCTGCATCCTCAACAGACATATGAGGCCACGGGCTAGCCGAACTGCTGACCCATTGGCATAACATTTCAGTCTTAGTAGTCTCGATAGGTTGAGTAGCTACGGCTTCCTCGAGGGCTTCCTCGGTAACGGTATAACCCAGAGCAGGGTTAGCCATAGCCCACGCGGCACGATCTGTAATTTTTGCAAAAGGTGGAGCGCTGTACTCGTAGTAGCCAAATGACTTAGGCGGCGTACTGCGAGCGCGCTCGACCAGATCATTAAGCACGGTCGAAAAACTATCGCCGGCGTTGCTAGTTAAAAGTGTTTGCGCGTTAGGCTTAGCACGTGTCGTAGGGGTAGCAGCCCTAAAGCCTTCCTCGGAGATTTCACGGATTTCATCCACGTATAAAAATGAGGCGGTACGGCCTCTACTTCCGTCGCGAGTAGCTGCAACTACGTCGAGTCTGTGTCCGTTTTTTAACTCTATGGACTCCGTGCCATTGGCATACCGGATCTGTTTAACCTGCCTGCTAAGCTCGGAGCTGCCTTCGATAGCGTAAGCCACTTGTCTAAAGGTGTCTAAAGCCATCGATCTATTCGAGGACATAATAAGCACGTTAGGGCTATCGAATAAAAACATATGCCCGAGCATCATCATACGCGCGAGATGGGTCTTACCCTGTTGCCTGCTGCATAATATGAGATTTGTCTTTCTAATAAACATCCCGGACTTGTCTACGGTCGTCATATCCCGGATTACAAAATCTTGCCACGGTAAAAGCGGATAACCAATACTCTCAGAGAGCGCAGCTATCTCATCGCCTTTATTTTCGCCCTTGAGGTAAGGACTATGTAGGCGAGGCTCAGTAGCCCCCTTACGGGGAGTTTTAGTCTGGGTCATATAATTATCAATTCTGATCGGGTTGGCCTACACACGGCCCTGCAAGGACCGTACTGGTCGTTTTCGGGGAGGTATTGGATTGAAAGGCAGGGGGGGTAGATTGTGATGCTAAAAAAACGCCTTGTGAGCGTGAACCCTTCGAGCTATTGCATCTGCGACACGCTGCTACACAATTATCCATATCCATAGGATCGCCTCCAGCCTTGATGCTACGCACGTGATCGACTGTACTGGCATCCTGCCCACAATAGGCACAGGTGTACCCATCTCTAGCTAAGACGGCTAAACGTATGCGTTTCCAGTCTCTAGTAACACGTGGATCGTGTCTACCTTTAACCATTTAGTAATGACCAGTCTTTAGGTGATATGCCCACGCTTGGCACGGCGTAGAGTGCCTGTGCTTTATGTACTTAAGTCCTCGATCTATCTGCTTATAAGGATCTAACTCTTTTAGCTTAAGTAGCTGAGGAATTCCATATGCAGAGGACTTAGGGTTATCTGCTCTCGGATCCCATCGTGACTCACGTGTCCATAGCAGCTCAAGGCATCTATATTGCTTTGCATTGAGTAGCTTCATATGAGCATATAACTTATAGTTTTCTTTATCTCTTGGCGTACTTACCGCTTTAGCATTGGGCATATTGGTAAATAGCAATAGCCCGGCCAAAAGCACCAGACATCGCCTGCGAGCTATCCGCCTCAGCGGCTCGCCTGCGAGTATGGAGCGTAGCGATAAGGTCAAATACCTGTCAATTCTGAGCGTAGCCTTGAGCGTGTCCCACAGGTTATTAACCCCTGTGGATAACATCTGTGTATAACTATTACGCATCTTTGCCCCAGCCTTTACCCTTAAAGCTAATACCGGGAGCGCTATAGATCTGTCGCATCATCATCGAGCAACAATACGGCGTAGTGTGTTCAGCCATTTTTTCCATAGTCTCATAACGTACGTTACACACTATGCACTCATACTCATACGTCGGCATCGGCTGACTCCATTAAACACACGCCCATAACTCCGCATTTGGTACATTGGAGCGTTTTAACGTTAGGTGGCAGGTTATCGGTGATAATGCGCTCGATCTGATCAGTAACTTTTTTGCACTTACGGCACTCGAATTTATAGGTAGTCATTAGGCCCTGCAGTCTGCACAAAGCCACATTACGACCTCGCCTGATACATCTCGTACGTTAAAGCCGCCTAAGGCTGTCTGCCATTTTTTGCATTGGTCGCAGTACTGAGCAGCTACTACAGTTACGTTTCCATCATCGTGGATCGTCGTAGCGTATCCGTCTTTAATAAAGGTTAATTCTCCCATTACAGTTTTACCGCCTTATCTATATGTAATAGCGCTATCTCTTTATCCACCGGTGCAGTCTTATTAAAGGTGCTGGCAGGTAAGCGCCGAGTAGTCCACTTAATCGTTATTTTGCGTAGGTTAAACGCGTATATGCCTTTAGGCGTTTCATTGATATAAAACGGCGTGTAGCCCAGGCTGTTAGCCTGTTGCATTAGTGACTCGTACTTATCCTTTTCTAATAGCAGTTCGTCATAATGCGTGTGTCTGCACTTAAGCTCTACGACCATCCGATAGCCGTCACTCGTTGCATCGATGTACTCAAAAGCATCGTTAGATCGCTTTAAGTCCTCTAGGTAGGTCGCTTTAATGTACTTAAACAGCTCGTCCTCGGTCATAGCAATATACATAACATTGTAATAATTAAAATGATCTCAAAGATAATTAGCGCTTTTATTAGGCTTTGTTTTGTCATACCTGAGGCTTCCATTTTCCATCGGATCCGAGTACGTGCCAATAAGGGTTACATTGGTTAGCGCGGTTTTTCTCTGTGCATTTATAAGCTGCCCAAGGTTTGCCCGTTGCTTTAGCCGTACCCTCAGCCCAGATCATCGTGCCGTGGGAACAGCGAGGCGCAGCTTCTACTTGAGCGCCGCCTAAGCTTTGCTCGATTTCACCAATAGCGCTGGCCATTGTAGGAATATCCTCTTTAGCTGCCTTTGTACTCCAAGGGTCGCTATTTAATTCTTTAGTAAACTCGACCTTTTCCATATCCTCACGGCTTGGCCTTTCAGCACTTGGCGTAAGTAGTTTTATGGCCCTAGTAATCGCGCTTGTCTCTGTATCCTCTATAAACCAGCGCTTCATATTTTGAGGGTAAAAATCTACGTGGCCGTAAGCTGTACTAGAGGCGCTTGGCACTAAATCCTCAAACTCACGGTAAACATCTCCGCGATATATAACCCAGCCTGCCTTAAGGTCAAAATCAACCAATACGGGTATAAGTCTGCCTGTAGGAAATTCTTTTCTAAACCTTTTAATCGAGTCATTAGCTAACTCGTAGTTATCTAGGAACCCCATTAGATTAGTTCGCTCTCTTTAAGAGCCTTAGCGATTGCACGACCGCGCACAAAGCCCTCGCCGTGTCCGTGCTTAAAGCCGATCGAGTATCCGATCACCATAAACATAAAGCCCATACCGCAGGCTGCTAAACCGATTAAAATGTCCATACTGTTCATTGTTCGCCCTTTGTTAAGGCCGAGCAGCTACCAAACCGAGTAGCCCTCCCGGCGTTTGTAGTATCAGTATGAGGCTACCTACTGACAAAAGGCAATTATTTGGCTAGGCGTGTCTCTAACAAAATCTCATATATCTTATCGATCTTGCTATCCATACGCTCGACACGAGACTCCATATGGTCTATACGGCCTCGTAGGTTATGGCCGCCGTTACCGTCCGGCCTTAGCTCTGATAAGTAGTACTTAACCAAGTGACGGACGAGCCCAGCCCCTAGCCCCAAAATGGTACAGCTCCCCACAGCTATACCGACTACGAGCTGAGCCCCTTCCATTACTTAGTTACGCCAAACTGACCTTCGGACGGTTGGAGTGCCTTAAGTAGTGGCCCGATTAGCCCAGCGATAAACGCGTTAGCTAATACTTTTGGATCCGAAATACCGGACATATAAAGCGCTGCCGCACTAGCGATAGCTGCACGTCCGTATGATTTTGCCGCTGCGATTACTTGCTCTTTCATTTCTTGCTCCATTACTGCCCTTAGGGTTTGTTTACTGTAAACCTAAACTTGAGATTAACGCTTTAGCCTTTGCAGCTGATACCTCTACCTCAAAGTGCATATCATCCGGCCTGCTCTTAAAATCGCCGCCCCACTTAAGGCCGTATTTTTTAGCGAGCGCCCGGATCATTGGTACTTTTTCAGCTGGAAAAGTGTCGTATTTTCCTAGTGGATGCTTTGTCGCATTTAGATCGATGGCCGTCCCGGATGAGTGGCACGATAATTTTGTAGGGTTGCCTCTTACCATCCTGTACGCATATGCCCAGTCGTCAAACGTACCCTCATCGATCGGCTCGATCAGCTCGTGAAATTCAGCCGCGAAGGCTGCGAGTAGTGGCCCCACGCTCTCAGCACATCGCAGCTTACGATCCGTACCCTTTACAGGGTAGGACTTTATTTTAATTGCTGCCGGATCTTTTGATGCCGGATAGCCGTTATAGCTAGTTTCCATTACGAAAGTAAGAGGCGCGCTTCGTCGGCTGAAATACCAAGTTTGGTTAATAAGGCAGCTTTAGCGTTTTCCTGAGCTTTAACTTTATCAGCCTTAAATTTATCAGCTTTAGCAAATCCCGCTAAAAATTGCTCCTCGGTAATTGGTTCGCACTCGATAAATTGAATTCCAGAAAATTCGTTACCAGAAATGACCCAGCCACCATTAGGAATAAGCATATTGAGAACGTCTGAACCTTTTGCCATATTAAGCACCTATTTCCATTAAAATGATTGATGATGTTGCAAGATTGTCATTTTGCACTGTGACGCTTGAAGCATTTGTAAAATTCTTAAACTGTGTCTTATATGTAATCGCCGCAACGCTTGCTGGACTATCTAAATATGTAAATCCGCCAGTAGCAAAAAATCGTTCAATTGCTACCCCGTCATATCCGATGGCATAACCAAATTGAATTGTTGAACCACCCGGCAAAGATAATCTAAGATCAACAGCGTTAGAGGCGTTTCCAGCACTTTTGCCAATTCCGTTTTGTGTCACAATAACCAAAACTTTGCTGCTTGTTGAACTACAGGTAATAGTCGCCGTTAATCCTGTGTCAGCATAAGTGTTCGTTGTATTTATAACTTCCGTCGCATAAGTGGCATTTACAACCTGCAACACTTTGCCACCGGCTGCAGGAGCAGCCCACTTGAGTCCAGTAGCCGTGGTACTATCCGCTACAAGTGTGTGGCCGTTTGTGCCTACTGTAAGGTTATCGAAAGTCTGAGATCCTGTACCTACAATTAGATCGCCTTTAGCTGCGATCTCCGTAGCCATAGAGTTAGTAATAGTTACGGTCCCGGACGTGCCACCGCCTGAGATACCTGTACCAGCGGTTACTCCGGTTATGTCGCCGGCTGCATCTGTTACCCACGTAAAGTCCATATCGGTATTAGAGTTTTTGCTTAATACCTGTCCTGTAGTGCCGCCCTTAAGATCGACTAAAGAGGCATCGATAGAGTCGCCTAAGGCTTCGATAGCCGTCGCTCCATCTTTTACTAAGTCGGTCGATGTAGGTACCGGCCAATTAAAATTAGGCGTTACTGTTGCCATTATGTCAAACCTCCAAATGCGTTTTCCCACTCAAGTGTAGCGTTTACACCTGTCCAAATCAGGCTAGGCGGGCTAACCGTGTCCCACTGTGGCGCGACAAGTGAGAAATCTGTAGGGCTTAAAGTAAGCGTTATGTCTACGAATTGAGGCGTGGCCCGGATAGCAAAGCCCTCTAAAAAGCCGTTAAAGGATCCGTTAAACATATTGATAGGTAGATCGTTAATAACAATAGGCTCTCCAAAAAATACATTTATAAGCTTGTTTCGCTCTGCATCCGGTAAATCTGCATTATCTAATCTAAAGGTAATGGCCTGTAATTGCTCACGTGGAATAGCCCGGAGCCCTAGCTCACGATCCATTACATCATTTACATCGCTTAAGTTATGGAGGTTAGAGCTTACGCTGCGCTGATAGCGGCCATAGTTAGCGATCGAGTCAGCATCTAAAGCCGTTGCCTGATTATTGTAATTATTACCGTAGTTAAATACAAGCGAGTTACGGATCTTGCCTATTTGTAAGATTGACTTAACGCTTGAGGGTATGGCGTAGTTAGCCGATAGGGTCGTATAGCCGTTGGCCGAGAGATAAGCGGTTCTATGGTCTCCGTCGGCATAACAGACCCGTCCCTGTTTGTCTTCATATATATTTCCGAGTGCACTTTGTGCTATTTGAGCGCATAGGTTATAGCTGCTAAACGGATCAGCTGAACGGGAAATCATCTCGTAGAGTCCAGGTTGATCGATCTCGCCAAGCCCTACGTTTTCAGCGTTAGCCCACGTAGTCGTAGGGTCGTAATCCTGCCATTGTAAAGCCGGAGCAACCTCAAACCACGAGTTAATAAGTAGCTCATTGAGTATGTCGTATATTTGATTGCCGTCCTCAGTTTTAGGCAAGGCATCCGGGAACAGAGCTTTCGTTAATTTAGCCAAGGATCCTACAGCCAAAATGTTACCGATTGTTATAAAGCCGACTTCCTCAGGCGAGCGTACTGAGATACCAAAATCGGATATTGTGCCGCCAAAAACAGGCACATAAGTACCAGAGCTATTCTTTAACTCTAGGGTTAATACATCCGTTACATCAATATCAAAAGCCGAGTTATCTATATTTACGATTTCCATACGAGCGTAGCCGGCGTTGCATTGTAGATCGACATCATCGCGACCAGTTGCCATATTTACGCTTAACACGTTTGTATACTCAGTCGTGCCTACGATTATTTTCCACTCTGGGAGCCAAGTACTCACGCTAGTAAGTAATTCCCGGAGCCGCGATTAGTAGTCGTACCTCTGTAGCCCGATTGATTAAGTAAATCTTCAATAGCTCGAGCAATAGCTTCGGGATCTCCCACCCCAGTATTTACCGTAATATTAATATCTCGATCAAAAGCTCCAATACCTCCGCCTACACTTCCGTTACCTGTTGGGACTAAAGCTTTTGCCTCGGCGGATTGGAAAGATTGAAAACCGTATTGTGGGTTGCCGAGCGCCTGAGCCGTCAAAATTTCCATATCTCGCATATTAGACGACTCTAATAAAGTAGCAATAGCGTTAGCTCTTGCAGTAGCGGCATCTGCATATTCTAAAATAGCTGCGATGTTAGCTGCGGTAGCTTCTGCCTTAGGTATAAAATCGATCTTTTCGCCAACCAGACCAATTTCAGTTATGCCTCGTCCGACACCTTGTAAAGCCTCAGCAGCAGCCTTAGCCGCAGCATCGGCAGCAGCTTTTTCAGCGGCTCGCCTTGCTAATTCTGCCTCAAAAAACTTCTTTAGTGCTGCTTCTTGTTCTAACTCAAAGGCCGTTTTACCACCAAGAGGTTTATTTCCTGTCGGACCGCCTCCTGTCGGACCGCCTCCTGTCGGACCGCCTCCTGTCGGACCGCCTCCTGTCGGACCGCCTCCTGTCGGACCGCCTCCTAAGCCTCCTACGGTTGGCATCCTGTTTAATTGCGCTATGTAATCTTGTAGCGATTTTAGGCGAGCATCATCGGCGGCTTTTTGAGCCTTGGCTACTCGGTCGATCATTGATAGTTCGGCAGACTCCCGTAATAAAGTTGCAGTATTTGATGCACTTGTAGTCCTACTAATAGCAGCTAAACGAGCAATTTCTGTAAGTTGGATCTGTACGCGCTCGCTATATTGCTCAGCTGCGGCTAATTGACCAGCCGCAGTAATGGCGGCGTTATATTTCTTAAATGCTTCCTCACGTGCGATTTCTTTATCGCTCTCAGCCATTTTAGATTTATCGATAGCAGTAAGTTCATTGAGTAACTGCGTGTTAATTGAAAGTAGCGTTGCATCGCTGATCTCTTTAATGCCTGCTAACTTGGCTAAATCTGCGTTCTTTTGTAGCGCGGCTAGTTCGCCTATTTTCCTGAGTGCTAAATCGCCGTTATCTTCCTCGATGGCGATAAGGGCCTCGAGGCGCAGGCGTGTCTCTTTGTCATAAGTAGCCTTGAGAGCTGCGGCTAATGAGATACGAGTAGTATCAAAAACAGCGGCGGCCTTAGTAAGGGCTAGTTTATTCTTCTCGGCTATAGCCGATTTCTTTTGCAGGGCTAGGAATTCTTTTTGGCGTTTAGCAGCTTCGGCCTCAGCCTTAGCTCGTGCTTTAGCGTTAGCGGCTTCCTCGATGGCTCTGTATTTATCAGCCGCCGCGCCTCCATATTGACGGTCGCGCTTATCTCCCATAAAAGCCGTACCGGTAGCTTTATACAAAAGTTTGACGTAAGCATCTGAGGCATTATCAAATAGTCTAGCTAAGCCTACAAAGGGAGCGGCTACCGCTCCAGTTAATTCGATAACGGCTGCAAGGCTATCGGCAAGATTATCTACGCTATCGGTTAAATCGTCCATAGTCGTATCGCCGGCTAGTTTCATAAAGGCATCAATTAAAGCGCCGCCGATAGTTTCCTGAGCGTTACCTGCGGCCTCTTGTAAGACTCGCATCTTTCCGGCATAAGTATCTAGCTCTGCCGTAGCTGCGCCTGCAAAAGTGGCAGTTAATTTCGTTATAGCATCATCAAAGCCTAAAGTTTTTAATTCCGATTGTGCAAGGCCTAAGTTATATTTTCTAAGGCCTTTAGTATTGCCTACGTAAACCGCAGCTAGATCTCTATTTACCGTAAGTAAATCTTGGCCCGATCCGGCGGCTACGTCTAAAGATAGGTTCAGTAGATCTTGAGCCTTTGTAGTAGACCCGGTAGCTGTGATTAAACCCTGAAAAGCCTCGCGCAATACTTCGCCCTGATAACCAAACTTGGCCGAAATCATATCGAGGTTTTTTTCTATAGCGCTAGTATCAAAAGCCAAGCCAAGATTTTTTAATACTGTCTCTAAACGTTTTGCAGACTTCTCATTTTCCGCAAAAGCCTTAACGGCATTTTTACCGTAGGACAACATAGCGGCAGCACCAAAAGTAACGCCAAAAGTTTTAGCTAGGTTTTTTACACTTTTCTCAAAACCGCCGATTTGTTTTTGACCTTTAGCCAGCGCTTTGCCGTCAAAAGTAGTAACGGCATTTACAAATAAATCAGGTAACTTTGCCATTATGCCGCCTTACGGTAGCGGCCTTGATTAAAGCCAGCAATAGTTTTTTCAATAGCGCGTACTACGGCAGCTTGAGCCTTGCCCTGATCCTCCGACCAAGCTCTAAAGATCATACGGCCGCGGCTTGCACCATCGCCATACAAAGGTCCCATACGGCTAATAAAGTTAGCCCCTGCGCCTGGGTTATTCGATCGGCTTTTAGGATCGCCACTAGGGTTTTTACGTCCTGCGGTTTCATAGATAGCTCCGCTAGCTGAGGCGTTAGCGATGATGTACATCGATGACCATCCATTACGGTTTCGCTTGCTCGGTGAGGCTGAGTAGTACACGCCTTTACTAGCCGCAGCTGCATCGTATAAAGGAAACATACGTACGCGGCCTTCGGTGTTAAGGGTTCTAAAGGCCGAGTTACGAGCTGTAATTTTTCGGCCCTTAGTTCCCTCGTTCCAGTTATATAGGTTGCCCGGTACTGGAGACGGCGCGTAAGCCCTAGCCTTGTCCCGGATTGGGATCATCACGCCTTTAATCTCTTTGTTCATCTCTTTTAATAGTTCAGGATCTATTTTACGCATAGCCTTTAGAGTCTCTTTAACGCCGTCTAGTGTTACGGACATTTTTAACCTCCTCGGCTTGCTCGTTTAATACCTTTACTAACATCTTAAACATCTCTGTATCGAGATCGAGTATCGCTTGAGGCGCGACCCCTAACCGTATTGATAGTTGCGCTACCAAATGAGTTAGAGTGCCGCGCCCTAGCTTAAAGGCTCGTCGTCTAGTACCTCGACCTTTTTAAGAGTATCGAGAAACTCTGCTCCAAACATCGGTACTGTTTCGCCGGATATGCGTAAACACTCCCAAGCCAACCAGTAGACATCTGTTTGACGCTCCTCGTTCCTAAAGGCCTTATGAAAGCCTTGCTTTGCGTATAACTCAAAGGCGTACTCAATACGCGGCGTGATTTGATGTTCGCTAACCTCGCCTGTAGCCCTTGTTATTTTGAGTCGTGCCATTTGTTCGCCCCTTTGTTAGTTGGTTATGGTGCAGTAGTAATTACGATTGGTGAGTTACAAGTAAATGTAATGCTCTGTGTACCGATATCTCCGACAGCGCCGTTAATATCTGTAGTGTTATTTACTAGGATAGTCGTAGCGTATTGAGGGTTAGTAGCTGAGACGGCTGCGCTTGTCTGCTTTAGCGTGATAGGTACAGTCGTACCCCAAGCCGCTTGCAAAGTAGCGTTTACGTTAGCTGCTGCTGTATCCGATAGGAAGTCTAGAGAAATCGTAGAAGTCTCCAAACCTTTTGTAAATTTTCTGCTGGAGTCCCCCATAGCTGTGATTTCCAGTTCCTCAAAAACGCGGTTAATTGTCGCGCTCGTTACGTGATCACTCAGAGCTATAGAGTTCAGAGTTACGACCACGCCATTAGATAGAAATACGGCCATCGCCTATTCCTCGCTTTTCTCTGTAGTAGGTGTGTGTGTTTTTGTTTCTTTTTTTGGTGCTTCTTTGATCTGCCCTATCTTAATTAGAAAGGCAATATCTTCATCGGTTAGGGTCATTTGTTAGCTCCAGCTCGTGAGTATTGATAGGTCTATAGATGCTGTTAGCAAAGTACCGCTCTGTACGTCTAAGGTACTCGGCGCGCTAACAGATCCAATATTCATTACGATCGATGAGGCTGCAAGTTTGTTAAATACAGCTACGACCATATTTTCGATGCCTTGTAAATTTCCTTGATTATCCAGTAGCGGCACACTCATCTGGATACGAAAATTAGCCATAGGGGAAATTGAGTTATACGTATTGTTGCTTGGAGTAATGTAAGGATCTCCCGGAGCGACGATAACGCTGTTAGCTGTAATCGTTGGCGGTGGAAAGCTGTAAGTATTCCAAACGTTTGCATTAGCTAGAGCTGTAGCAAGTGAGGCGCGTAAAGTGGTAATAGGTACAGGCATTTAGCCCACCATAGAATTCGGATTTTGAAAACCGGCTATGAGCCCTCTAATTTTGCCAATCATCGCATTACCTAAACGATAAGGGCTCGGGCTAAAACCGTCGATCGATACGCCGCCTGTCTGTGAGACTTGGCGAGCCTGCCAAATATCTACGGCCAAGATCATCGCAGCCTCACGGACGGCTGGGGTAGTTGCGTAGCTGTTTGTCTTTGTGTCTGCGCCTACGGCTTGGCCATAAGGTAGTACGCGCTGAAAATTGACGTTAGCCGCAGTCTTAGGAAACTGGATAAAGCTATAGCCGTTAGGCCAATTAAAATAGGTGTTATTCCACACGATAGACGGTAGCTGAGAAGATGTACCAGCTGACCAAGGTATCGTACCGGTGATCGTGTAAGTGCCGTTAAAGGTTGAGCCGCATCCACTCAAGGTTACAGACTGACCCGTAGTAAAGATCATAGGGTTAGCGACCATCGCGGTAATTACATTATTTTGTAGCGTTACGCCCACTACCGGAGCAGAGGCAAACCATAAAAACTGGTTAAGTAAATCTTGTGCAGTTTGGCAAACTTCCTCAACGATGGCAGAGCTGTATAAGTTTTCGATACCAAGGTTAGCGCGTAACTCCGCCTCGGTGACGTATGTAGCTGGCACTTATTTACTCCCATCTTAAAAGAGGCCGGTAGGGCTCAAAGGGCTAAGAGCCCTACCGACTATTAGGTTTTTTGCTTATGCCTTTAGGTAACGAACGATACCGTTAGGCATTTTTGCGATAGTTGCCATAAAGCCGTAGATGGCCACTTGGACCTGCAAATTACTTACGACATTTACGCTCATATATGCCTGAGGGCTGCGGTAAACCGTAAACGCTTCAGGTGCCAAAATTAACGCCGATGAGTCGTCTACTGTGGTTTCTGTAAAGTTCTTGTCTACGTATAGATCAAGGCCTAGTACGTTACCGCGGATAGACTGAGGGCCTACCTGTCCGGCTGCGTTCATAGGTTGGATAGCGTTATAAATTGGTCGCTTTGTGGTATCGGTTGCGCCCATTAGTAGTTGCCATTGTGCGGCATTTCCTACGTAGTTCTGAGCAAAGTAACCTGTGTTTTTGTAGATGGCTGCTGCAGCTTGTGAAGTAAAAGCAATAACTCCATCGCTATCAGCTGTTGTAGGTGTTGAGCCTGTACTAGCTGTTAGTAGAGCATTTAGTACCGCTGTATCAATAGTAGTTAAATACGCATTTTGTAGCTGTTGTGTTAGCTCTGCATAGAAGTTTGGATCTGAACGCTCTAAAAGTTCAATCGAGATCGTACCCATACCTGAGTACTTCTGAACTGTGCCAGTTAGATACGCGCTCTGCATATCAGTATTCGATACTGCGCCGTTTTCTGCCTCTACTGTAACAGTAGGTGCTACGCCTGTACCGCCGCCTGCAGCTGTAACAAGTGATGGGACGTTAATTGTCATACCTTGTGCTGGCAAAACTCCCTGTGAACAGGCATCGATCGCAGGTGTACCAAAACGAGTATTTGTTACAAACTCTTGTAGATACTGAGTAGGGTTAAACGCTGGATTTCCGGCGAAATCATCTGCAGCAGTTACGTAAAGCTTTGACTCATCGCTACCTAGTGCAGCTTTGATTTTATGCTCTGTGTATGTTGCCATAGATACGATTGGTGTACGTAGTCTTTGAGAGTCAAGGACTGACGGACGAATAATCTTACGAGCAGCTTCGACTTTTTCAGCCTCGGCCGGTGCATCTACCGGGGTTTCCTCCGGTGTATTTTCTGGGGCTGTAGTCACAGCTTCCTCGCTTTCGGTTTCTGTTTCGGTTTCGATCTCTACGATAGTCGTAGAAATAGTAGTTGTTTTTTCTTTTGTACTTGTTGCAGCTTCGATAGCAGCTCTCGCCGCCATAATTTCATCGACGGATGCGCTAGAAAATGCGGCGCTCTCGACGAGCGACACTTCCTTGAGGACGGCAGCCGTGACAAGCAAGTAATCACCCATCGGCTTCGAGGCGGTTACATCCACCCCAACGGATAGGCCGGATACGAGATTTTCTTGCGCTAATACGAGTGCATCTTGTCCTCGAGTGCTACTCGAAAGCTTAAACGATCCGTATACGCCTTCGGTAGAGTCGCTAAAACTAATAGCGCGACCTACTGGCTTGTCCTGTTGATGCTGCGATAGTAATTTAATTTTTCCTGCATCTGGAATAGCAATACTGCCGCGCTCGAACATTACACGGCCTG